TTCATGCGATCCATGTCAGCTGATTCTTTGACAGTTTCTTTTTTACCTGCACGTAACGCGGCAAAGTCCTTACCGTCGATCTTACCTTTTGGTTCAGCAACATCGATCTTTTCTTGCTTACCTGGAAGATTCTTTTTTTCTTCGATATAAGCAGTAGTTTCTTTAATGTTCTTCCACATAGCGGCGGCGGCAATCTTCTCACCTTTCTCACCACCGCCTGCTTTCTTAGCTAGCTTGTCAAAACCTTTGCCTGGCTTGCCAATGTCTTTACCTGCTTTAGCATCTTTAACAGTAGCAGACTTCTTGGCTTTGCTTAGTCCTGCGCTTGGCTTGGCAGCTTCTTTAACAGCCTTGCCGCCTTTTTGGTCTTTACCCGTAGCACCGGCAATAACATCGCCACGTGTTACTTTGTCAAATGGAGGATAGTTATTAGCTAAGTTACCATCGCCTTTCTTCTTTTTAGCTTCGGATACAGACTCGTCTTTTTGCTTGTCACGATTGTCAAATTTTTCGCCGTCTTTCATACCCCAAGTCTTAGCACTCTTAGGACTTTGCTTTTGTGCAGGAGCTTTTTCTTTCTTCTCTGCGGCAGACTGTGCTTTAGCATAGCTCTTCTTGCCCTTGCCTGATTTATCTTCAGCTTCACCGTCGTCTTTGTAACTAGTGTTTGTATGTTTAACACCTTTGTCAGTCTTAGTTGCAACACCAGTTGCGGTTTTAAATGTATCGCCAACTTTTGATTTTTCGTCGAATTCTTCATCCATTTCTTCGTCGTCTGGGATACCGTTGTTGTTAGCATCTAAACGCTTGTGAGCGGCATGTGTAGCTTTAGTTAAACGCTTGTATGCATCAACTTTATTCTTAACATGAGCTGGAACTTCTTTTGGCTCTTCGTATACCATACCAGTACCGCCACACTCTGTGCAAGGACGATCACCGCCACTTAAGATGCCTTCTTCAACTTTCTTGCCTTTCATTTTCTCGGCTTGGCTCTTCTTAAGCTCTTTCATTTTTTCTTTAGCTTCAGCTAGTACTTCTTTGATTTTCATTTTTTGTCCTTCGCTTAGTGTATCGCTGTTGTCCAAATGATGTCCGTACTCGCTGAACTTCATTTCATATTCTAGATAGTGGTATACTGATGCAATGTAATCGGCAGCTTTAGTGATTTTAGCTTGTACCCATGCTTCCATCTGATCGTTATCGTGTAATTGCTTGAATAGCTTGTGTGAATATGTAGCCAATTTGTATAAGTCAGCTTTGGCCATAGCACCTTCACGATCATGTCCGCCATCTGGCTGTGAATAATCTTGTGCGTCTTGGTCCATTCCTGGGTTCATTTGGTCTAATTCTGCTGGCATGAGTATACTCCGTTATCTTGTTATATATTTAGCGTCTTTTGATTATAGCGGCTTTCTTACCGGACGCACTTTTCACAGTTTCCATTGGTGTGCCAAACAGGCTCACTTCGTCTTGATCTAGCGCATTAACGCTTTTTACAGGCTTTTTATTGGCATTATTTGCGTAATCTGGATTGACCACAGTAGCTATACTGGCTGAACTAGTAGCACCTGCACTTGCTGATTCAGTAATAGGTGCACCTGTTAGATGCACAGACCACTTTTTGCCCGAACTTGCCGATTTCCTCTCGGCCCAGTTTTTCATATGTTGCAAGTACTCGCGCTCTTCTCGGCTGTCTGCATAGCCTTTGCATGGAACAACCTTCCAAGTTTTACCATTGATGGCGATTGCAATATTGTTGGTTTCATGTCCAAGTTCGTGTTGTAGTTCTGCACGTTTGCGGTCACGCTTTTCATCTGATCCCAGCTGTGGAGCTCGTGGATCAGCATGGCCATGATTATAACCACTTTCCTTAAACAATTCTTTTAATTTCATTTCCTACTCCTGAATCCTGGACTATGCTGAACTACAGGATGTTCTCCGCCCATGAATTTAGGTAAACTGAACCATAGTTTAAACCATTCCTCTGTTCCGGGTTGTATGTTCTGCTCGCGTTCTATAATCTTTTTTTCTGTGCCTGTAATACTTATATTACTGCCGGCATAGGGCATCATACCTTTGTATTCTGTTATACCTGCTAATTTACGTATTCTGGCAAGTTCATCCATAGTGCTTTAGTGTGGCACGTAGTTGCCAGCAGTGTTTTTTGTGTGCATCTTGACGGTCTGCCAAGAAGTTACTGAGACCATGATCGCCAGCACCTTCGGCCATGTCAAATGTCACACGGAATATTTCCGCCATTTTTTCGCTGTCTGCTAGCAATTCTGCAACCATTTGTTCTGGAGGTAGTATATCATTTTCATCGTCTAGCTGACTTAGCATACTAAACTTTTGCAAACTTGCAGGAGTATATGCACCCATGGCACGTATCTTTTCTGCAAATGGATCTATGCTTTCAAATACTTCTTCGTAAATTGTTCCAAACAAATCGTGCAGTTCGCGGAAATGAATACCTTCTACATTCCAATGAAAGTTATGTGCTTTTAAATAAAATGCAAATTCGCTAGCAAAAGCAGATTTAATAGCAAGATGATATTTGTTATGTTCCATTATATACCGTACTTATTCTTTTTAATTTTAGCTACAGGACTGACCTTATTATTCTGCAAAGGTTCTTCACTGCCGTGTGTACTAAGTTTTTCTGCTTTCAGTCCCTGACGTCTAATATGTGCATTAATAGTTTGATGCTCTTGTTCACTGAATGGCAAGATTAATCCAGTTTGTCCTAGCGCATCTACACCTGGGATGTTGCGATCGCCACCTGCAATAGCCATACCTAATCGGTATAAATCATAAGGGTTTTCATTTGGTACGCCAATTGCACCACGCATTACTAATTCTTGCTCGGGATTTAATTTGTCGCGATATGTACCGTATTCGTTAGCATCTTGTGAACGGCTATGAGTATTATGAGCTTCTAGAGGATCGTTAGGCACACCGAGTTTGCCGTGAGTAAATTTCTTAGCCTTGTATATAACTGCCTTGCCATTTTGTTCTGATAAGAATTCTTTAGCTCGCATATTATATTCCGTACTTGTTCTTTTTAGGCTTGGCAACTGGGCTTACCATATTAATGCCTTCAGCTTCTTCACTCTTGGCAAATTTGCTGACATGTTTTCCATCTGTTGGAACAGTTTTCATAGCACCACGGATCATATTGTCTTCTTCTTGAGTCATTGGATGCATCGTATTATACTTTTCAAACCAAGTATCTTTAGCACTGTCTACAGGATGAGGACCTTTACCGTCATGCATGGCCATGGCCATCATTAAACGATTCATATGATATACACGATCATATCCGCCAATGTCACGGCTACGACTTGCACCTTTCATTACATTATCATGATCGGTAGCTAGCTCAGTAGTATGCCCTGTTCCTGCATTTGGGTGACCTTCAACAACGAATTCTTTAGCTCTCATTTCTCTTATTACCTTATTAGCATATTTAACCAAATTCTCCTTTACAGGCTTGGCTTTCTTTGGTGCTTTTCCAAAGGTAGGGTCACTCATGCGTTGCTGTGCTTTGTGCATCAAATCTAAAACTTCTTCGTCACTAATTTGCGAGTCCATAGAATCTCGCCATACTGCAAACTGCATTTGTTTAGTAGGCATATTAGCATAATCTGGATTCTCTGCTTTAAAACCTTCCGGGTCAGTCAACACTTGGCGCATAGGTGTAGCACGTGGCCCTTCTTCATCTTTGCTAGGGTCATTAGTTTCTTGACGACTAATAACATTCAAACTGTTAAAGGTAAACGGAATCTCGCCTGCTTTATTAGGTCTCCCATTGTATTGTGTAACATAACTTAGAGCATGTTTTTGATCTTCGCCTACGACTACAACTACGTCAGTGTATCCATGTTTATCTAATTGTGTTAGTACACGAGTTAAATCGGGCATTTCGTCTGTCGCAGTATGAAATATATGTCCGTGTTTAGGAAATACTTTGCGATAGATTTGCATTTTTTCGTCTGGAGTAATCGGATCGTCTTTTCCTACAGTACGACTTACAACAAAGTATGGATCTGCCCCAGTTTCGGAAGCCTGTGTAATTACACTACTGGCCAAATACATGTGTCCCTTGTGGCCCATCCCGCGACCCCACCCAACTACAGCGGCTTTACCTTCGCCGGTACGATTAATATTCTCTTGAATATTATCTTTACGTGGTGCCCAGTTAGCTTGGTCAATAGTTTTAACAAACTGTCCAGGTAAATCATTCTTAAACTTACCGCCGGGATGTGCTTGTACATAGCCTTCGGGTTTAGTTTGTCTAATACCACCGTGTGTACCACTACTTAATGCGGCAATCACTTTCATCTTTTCACTAGTCAGCATCTCTACAGCAGTTAGTACTGCATCTAAACCAGGATGACTGGTTAATTTTTGTGCTTGCCCGGCACTGAGTGTACTATTAGCCCAGTCAACAAACTGTTGTTTAACTCCTGCTACACGTAATTTTTGGTTAAAGAATGTGTATAGCTTATCGCCGGGATTAGTTAATCCAGGCTGACCAGCAACAAAACTATCAATGATTGCTTTATTCTTTTTAATATATGTTTCTGCATGATCTAACCCAGCATGGTCAATCTTAGGAGCATGTTCTACATAAGTTGTACCTTGTACAATCACATCAGGACTACTTAGTTGTTCGGCATTAGCATAACGACCTTCTTCACTACCAATATGTGTGTAATGCCCTGTGGCCGCAACCATAACTTTTGCTTTTCCAATACGTTTACCTAAATCACTGTTCGAAGGAATGTGGAAACTAGTTATATTAGGAGTAAAATCCCAATCGCCAGTAGTAGGGTTTAATACAGGAGGTTGCATTGGACTGAATAAGATACCGCCTTCTAAAAAACCAGAATCGGGGCTGATTGACTCAAAGTATGGCCATAACTCTGCAAGTCCTTGTGCGTATGAAGAACGCTGTGCTTCTTTGCCTGGCTCTGTCTTCCCAGTGCCAAGTATAAATTGCATCACATCATCAGGGTCGTTCATCATCGTACTCACGCCACTCTTAGTGTGTGTTGTACCACGCTTTATATAATCCCATGCATTTTTTGGAAACATATGGAACACACCGTGTTCGTCTCGTCCCCAGTATACTACAGGACTACCATCCCATTTTAATTCTATACCTTTACCTTTAGTGGTCATATGACGTAAGCGTTCTACGGCATGCAATCCACCGACACTACCATTAGTGAATACTAAATCTTCAATGTGTTGATACTTACGACCCACCGATGGCGCGGTGGCCTCGGATAATGTTTTTGGAGGAGTAGTTTTCCAACTAGGTCCTTCACTCGCACGTTGTAAAACTTCATTTCTAAGTTCTTGATCTGGAACTGCCGCCATTATACTTTCTATGCTACCTAAATCTTTAGCAGTTGCATTAGGATTCAAAAGACGTTTAGCAATCTCATCTAAATTGTATGTAATAAAATTAGATTTTTTCCCATCAGCATCTCTTGCATATAATCCTTCGTCGGGGCTATATAGCATACCTAATTTACTTGCTAATGTACTTAGGAATACTTGTTTGTGGACACCTTTGTATGGACTACCATGTGGAATACTATGTACATGCATTTTGTGTACATGCTCTGCATGTGCAACAACTTTTATACCGCCTTGATAAAACTTACCGTTGTATGGTAATTTAAAATGTACTTCGCTCCCGGCTTTTTTGGTTTCAAGCCCTTGACTTTGTAAATGTTGTTCGAGAGCCGCTCTTGTAGTTTTACCGTCAGTAGTTCCAAAAACTTTCATAAGATGACCCAAGTCCATCATTAGATCTAAATCATTGCTGAATTTTCCAGGAGTTGGATTGGCTGCGCTTCCCGTTTTATAAACAACTATATGCTTGCCTAATCCGCTAGTATATCGAGAAACTTCTCTAGCTAAGTCGTCGGCAATTTCCTGGTCAAACGGCTCTAGATCAGTAAACATAGTGAGGTTGGCTTCTACCAACGGCTTTTTAGGATTTACAAATAGTTCACGAAGGAACATAGTTAGTCCTTGTACGTGCCATCAGAGTGGTCTTGAGTAACGTCTTCGTACATTTTATCGCAGACTTGACGACACATTTCTTCGTCAATCTCGTCCGGAAGCTCTCTAATAGGAAAATGTTTGATATATTGCTTATAACATTCTTCTACTGCGGATTTGAATATTTTAGGACTAACTTGTTTTTTAGCATCTCTAAGATCTATAAATTTTGAAATAGTTGGGTGTACGATACGTCTGTAAACATGATCGTCCTGATTCATGAAATGTACTAGGTCTTCTGCAAGATCGTAATTGATCTCTCGTTTGCCATCTTGTTTATGTGATACGAAGTCCAAATCATTGAAGATTTTGCCCTCTAATAGTTCATTTATACGCATTTTTAAGCCCGATTAAATATTCAGCAGAAATCTCTGCGGTTAGAGTATTTATCAGCTTTTAACTAGTTTGATTTTTAACTATGCGCTCTACTTTGCTCACTGATCCTTCTAAATGCATCTTGGCAACCATGAGATTCTTGTCTCCCTTGACATAGAAGTGCTTGCCGCCCCAACTGCGCGGCTTTTCTAAATCTTTGATGCATCCTTTTGTCAGCTTAATCTTACTATTGGATTTGGCCCATTCGATAAAAGCAGAGTGTTCGTGTGTAGTTTTGCCTAATGTAACTCTGAAATCATAATCCATTTTAGGCATCAAAACTGTTCCTTCTTCTAAATCTACAGAAGGTTTGCTGATATATTTTACGCTGTCCTGACCTAACTTAGCTATCTTATTTAGATCAGATTCGCTGTTTGTGTAGATAGAAATCCATGGATTTTCAACACGGACTTCTACATTTTCCATAGTGTTTAATACATTTTGTAAAGCTAATGCAAACGTTAGATTCTCTTTAGTCCTACTCTTTGTATCAGCTATCAAACTTGATATAATCTCTTCGTGGGTTTGCTTTCTAAAATGTTGAGATCCAGGACATACAAGTACTATTTTGTACTTGTATATTCCCCTAAATAGTCTAGTGGTTGTTTTATACTGCATCTGATAATATTACATCCGATGTTAGTAAAGGTAATTTGACTTCTTTAGGCTTAGTAACTAGATTAATTGCATCTTCTGCAATATTGATAGTTAACCAACCGCCTGCTTTCAAATCACCAAACAGCATTAGCTTGGCTAATGGTCGTTTAATTTCTTTATCGATTACACGTTGTAGCGGACGAGCACCCATCTTAGGATCAAATCCTTTAACAATCAGCCATTCAATAACCTCTTTGTTAATTTTAATACGGATACCTTTTTCTTTAACCTGTTCACGAAGTTCGTCAATAAACTTGTTAACAATTTTACTCATTGTTTCTTTAGCAAGTTTATTAAATGTAATAATACCATCTAAACGATTACGGAACTCTGGTGTAAAGAACTTTTTCAAATCTTTATCGCTGTAATCTTTTTCCTGTGTACCAAAGCCAATAACGTTTTTCTCAGCGTCTTGTGCGCCAGCGTTAGTAGTAAGGATAAGGATCAAGTTACGGCAATCTGCCTTCTTACCATTTGAACCGGTAATGAACCCATTATCCATCATTTGCAACAAAATAGTAGTTACATCTGGATGTGATTTTTCAACTTCGTCAAACAACAGAACAGCATTAGGTGCTTCTTGGATTTGAGTAATCAACAATCCAGAATCTTCTTCAAATCCAACATAACCTGGAGGGCTACCGATCAGCTTGCTGATACTATGCTTCTCTTGATATTCACTCATATCAAAACGTAGCAATTTAACACCTAAGTTTTTAGCTAGGGCTTTAGCAGTTTCAGTCTTACCGCAACCAGTTGGCCCCATGAACACAAAACTACCAATAGGCTTGTTTTCACTCTTAAGTCCAGCTTGCGCGACCATAATCTTATCTACAATTTCTACTAAAGCAAGATCCTGTCCGTAAACTTCTTTTTCAAGATTTGTTTGTAGATTAGAAAGTCCAGTACTTTCAGTTTCCATGATCTTTTCTTCAGGCATCTGAATCATCTTAGCAAGTTCATATTGGATCTCACGTTCGGAAACTACACGTTCGTCAGCTAGTTTAAGATTGAAACGTGAGCAAGCTAAGTCAATTAAGTCAATTGCCTTGTCTGGTAGTTTCTTATCTGTTTGATATTTGACACTTAACTTAATTGCGGCACTTAACGCATCCTCGCGAACTTTAACATTATGGAACCCTTCGTAGTACTTTTTAACTCCTTTAAGTATTTGCAAAGTCATTTCTTGACTAGGTTCGTCGATAGTAATACGTTGGAAACGACGCATCAATGCACGATCCTTCTCAAAGTGTTTACGGAATTCTTCCCATGTAGTCGACGCTACAACTTTAATATTGCCTTTACTCAATGCAGGTTTCATCATGTTGGCAAGGTCGTTAGCTGAATTGCCGGCAGATCCTGCGCCAGAGATCATGTGTGCTTCGTCAATGAATAAAATAGTTTTACCTTTTTTAGTTAATCCTTTTAGAACCATTTTAAAACGTTCTTCGAAGTCGCCGCGATATTTACTACCAGCAAGCATAGCACTAATATCCAGATTATAAACTGTATAGTCTTTTAGAAAGTCTGGTACAGCACCCTTGACAATATTATAAGCAAGTCCCTCTGCTATGGCAGTCTTACCTACACCTGGATCTCCTACAAGGATTACATTGTTCTTACTACGACGTCCCATGGACAAGGCAATATTTTCTAATTCTTCAACTCGTCCGATAACAGGATCAATCTTGTTTTTGTTTACAGCATCGTTTAGATTAGTTGTATAAGCCGCAAGTGCTTTATTAACATTCCCTTCTTGTGGCATATTTTCTTCTTCGGATTCTTCTACTGTGTTATTAATAAAATCAGCAAACTTGTCTTTATCAATACCAGCTTGTTGGATATAAAATTGTGCCCAACTACGTTTTTCACCCATCATAGCTAAAAACACATCAGTAGGTTCAATACGTTGACGTCCGTTGAACAATACTTGTGTAAACGCACGATTGAGTACACGTTCAACGGCTTGTGTTTTTTTAGGCTTAACTACTACATCTTGAATAGTTATTTCGTTTAATTTAGTAGTGACATAGTCTTGCAAATTCTTTTTAAGAGTTTCTGCACTATTATTAAATCCTTGTACACAGTTATTAAATGATTCATCAATTAGCATAGCCAATAGGATATGCTCTATGGTCAAATATTCATGATGCAGTTTTTTTGCTGATTCTATTGCACGTTCAAAAACTGCTTGTAAGTTATCGCTTGGTTCGACCATTACTCTTCCTTTGTTGTTGTTGTTTCACCGCTAATGCTAGTTTTAATTGACCTACGTTGTCTGTAAAACAAACTCCGTTTAAATGATCCAGTTCATGTAAGAAACATCTAGCATCTATACCTGTTAATGTTATTTTACACTCTTGTGCGTTTTTGTCAAAGTATTCGGCAACAACCTCTATAGGTCGAGTTATTTGCAACCAAAGATCTGGAAAACTTAAACAGCCTTCGTCCCCGTCTTGCATTTTATCACTAGTAGAAAGTACTTTTGGATTAAACATACATAAACTTCTACCGTTAGATAATTTAATGGCAAATACTCGTTTTAGAATGCCAACTTGATTAGCGGCCAAACCAATGCCCTTTTCGGCCATCATTACATCAAGCATTTGATCTTCAAGCTCGTCTGCGCTTGGCCATTCTAATCCAAACTCATATGGTTTGGCTTGTTGTTTTAAAATAGGATCAGGATGTTTTACTAATTTCAGCATTTAAGTCTACCAGTTTTTTAATTAACGCAGGATCAGTAACTCGAGGAGTTTTAATTTTTATAACTGTAACGAATCTGCCTACTTGTTGTGTATTTAAATTTCTAAATCCATTACCGGCACTGGCAAATTCTGTACCAGACTCAACACCAGCCCTAACATCAATTTCCATGCTAATACCGCCAAGCGTTTTAACAGTTCTCTTAGTTCCTATCATTGCTTCGATTGGTGTAACGTCAATAGTAGTATATAAATCGTCTCCACGACGTTCGTAATTACTATCAGATTGTACAAATACAGTTACATTTAAATTGCCTCGAGGAGCATTAGGAACACTATCATCACCCAACCCGGGATATCGTATCGTGTCGTTATTCTGTACACCAGCAGGGATATTGATTTGAACATTTTGATTACGGCCGCTAGGTAGTTGATAGTTTGCTTCTAGTTGTTTACCATGAAAACTATCTGCAAACGATATTGTACATTGTATATTTAAATCTCTATTGCGGCGTACCTGTTGCCTATGCATCTGACCAAAGATGTCGCCAAACGGGTGTCCTTGACCAAAAGGATTTCCACCACCGCCAAAGATGTCACCAAAGGGATGACCACCGCCAAACGGATTTCCAGTGTGGAAATGAAATTGTGTTCCGCCGCCGGGCATATTAGCAAACTGTCTTTGCTGATCGTACTCGGCACGTTTTTGTGGATCACTTAGGTTGTCATAAGCAACACTAATATCTTTAAATCTAGCCTGGTCGCCACCCTTGTCTGGATGATGTTTATTAGCCAAGCTTCGGTATGCTCGTTTTATTTCATCTGGGCTAGCATTTTCGCCAACACCTAGTGTTTGGTAATAATCAGTCATAGTCGTAAAAAAGCTCCATTAATAGTATTAATTATACTATTTTTAATGGAGCCTGTCAAGTTTTGATTATTTTTTGGCTGGCTTCTTTGTAGGTACTGTATCCGGTTTAGTACCTGCCATTTTAGTGCCATCGGCTTTTTTGTGATGTTTAACTTCTTTTTTAACAGCCGCTGGCTTTTTAGCTGTTTCAGCATGTGCTACTTCAAAGCAAACTATGCTCCAAATTACAATGTTTAATGCAATTAAAAACTTTTTCATGATATTTTCCTTATAGTGCTGGTTGACTAAATGTCGGAATAACTTTTTGTCCCGAAGCATTTACTGATGGCGCTGTGCCAAAACTTGTTGAAGGTGCGCTTCCAAAGCCGCCTCCGCTAGTACTACCAAACCCAGTTGATGCTGTAGGTGTTGTTGACCCAAAACCTGTGCTTGGGGAACCGAAGCCTCCTGTTGCAGGTATGCTAGGTGCTGTAAACCCAGTTGATGATACGTTGTTTGTTGCATTGCCAAAGCCTCCGCTGATTGGTGAAGGTGGAGTGTAAGTAGTTCCTGCACCTAATCCGCCGTTGTTTGCACCTGCTAGTTTTTCTTGTGTACGTCCATAGGCCGCAAGTCCTAATACTGCACCCATACTGATATGAAACAGTCCAGCTCCTTGTAGAGTAAGTGGCTGCCATTGTACATTTACGCCGCCGTGAAACATTGCCTGTATTAGTGACCACAATATAGGTGCAAGCACAAAGTCAAATATACACACGCCCATATACATCCAACCCATCATCGGACGCCATTTGGAGTTCATCCAATCTTCTTTTTTCTTTTCACTTGCGCTCATTTCTGCTACATCTTCTGCCATAGTTCGCTCCCTTGGCTGTTATATATGTATTTATTTAACGTTGTCAAATATCACTTTCTGGTGGTTGTACCATTCAATCCAAGTATCAACTTTGATTTGGCATTCTTGATACTGCCCGTAGTTTTCTGCAACTACACCTATAATCTGACTAAGTTTAGTAGTAGCTGGATCTACCTGTTTTAAATCAGGACATGCAACTAATAATTCCGCCGGAACTTCTGGGAATTTTTCAATGATCGGAGTAGTTAAACATCCGGCTAACAATAAAGGAAGTAGTAAAATAGCTATTCTCATTTTTTGCTCCTTGGAATAGCCGCTGAATTTAGATCTGCAATAGCTTCAGGAGCTATCTTACATTCTGCATCGATTACGGTACTATCTTTAACAATTTTCTCTTGTACCACTACCTGTACATCTTTAACTGTTTTTACACGATCGACATACTCTTTTTGTATTACTACATTTACTTCTTTACTTTTAGCTTCTGCGGCCGCTACTCGAGCGTTTGCTTCTTTAATTTGTTCTTGCCATATCGCAGTAACACCATCGCCACCGCACATAAATGTTCCACCCAAGCATATTACAATGAAGAAAATCTTAACAGGTTCTTTGTAAGGCATCAATAATGGAATCATAGTTATGACACCGGAGAAAAAATAACCTATACCACCGGCACAAGCAATGGTTAACCATACCCAAAATGGGATCATTCCAATAATGTGTTCGATTAACCAAGCAAACATAATTACCCTTGAAGTATTTGGTGAGCTTGTGCAGTGTGATGTTGACGCTCGTCTAATCCCAATGTTCCACCGTTTACTTTTTTAGTAATACCTAATACATCGCCTTTGTCAGCAAGAGCATTAAGGTTGTTTGCTTCCCAGAACCAACAAGCTGATTGCACAGCGCCTTCGAATGTTCCTAAAAATTCTGGAACTTGATCAACTGGAGTATCTATACTTTCAGCAAACTTTTGATAGTTAGCTTTACCTGTAATCTGTATCAAGCCACGTCCGCAATAACTCCAGCCATCGCCTGACTCTTCTGGTCCGTTACCCATGCGGCCTGCATAGGCTCTGTTGGCAATTTTTTCTGGTTGATGAGCATATTGATTAGCTACATCCATATTAGGAAAATGACTGGGCCAAATTTTAACTAGTGTTTCTGGCTTATAGTTTAAATTTTCTATAAGTGCTTTATATCCAGCACTTTCAACCATAGTCTGCCCTAAGAAACAGGCAACACGCTCTGGTGTGTTAATATCATAGTCAGGCAAAATTTTGCACAATGCTTCGTGCCAATGTTCGCTATATGGATTATTTTGTAGTATTGCTGTGCATTTTTCTTGTGAAAAATCAAACGTAAAATCTGACATTATTGTATCCTTCTAAGTGCTACGGCCCAGCCGTTATTTTCAAATATAAAAGTATCTTTTACTTTTACAATATTGTAGTTGCCAATCAACTTGGTTAAAAACATAACTTCTGCCATGTCTTTACCTTCTAAAATTACAGGACCTTTAATAGAGTCGTGTACTTGTTGCTTGGGACCGCTTTCAATAATTTCAAATGAAACCGGACCACTATAAACTCTTTTAAAAGTTATCGACTCATCTAATACTGTAACTTTGTCTGCATAACTTCTTTTAAAAAATTCACTGTAGGTATTTAATTGATCTTTTTCAGCTGCCAACTTATAACTGGCAACATCTGTTGGCACAATTGCCTTTAAATTTTCTATTGTGGCACTATGACTTTTAAAGTTTTTAAAATATCTAAAACGCATATCATCAAAGCCTGTTAATTTTTTAACACCTTCGATTAATTCAAAAATTTGTTCAGGCGCATGGCGTGTACGTTCTAATTCAACAAATACTCTAAACTTGCCGTCGTCTAATTCGCCTGCGGTGACATCAGAGTCTAATACAAAATTGTAACCCATCTCAAAGAAATTTTCTAAATCTTTAGCTGGATCTTCTGTGTCTACAATAAAAGTAACAACAATGATACCTTCGTCGTCACCAATCTTGCTTTTGTAGCTGTCTATTTCAAACACTTTTTTTACTAAGTGTACGAGATCGCCTGCTCTTAGATTTTCGTCTAATTTCATACAGGTGCTCCTGCGGCTGTTCCCGGTGCTCCTGCGCCTGCTGGTTGAGGAGCCGCAGTTGGTGCTCCAGGAGCCATCGGAGCTACTGGTGCAGGTTGTTGAGGAACTGCTGACTCTGTAGGTTTAGCTGAACCTTTCTCGTCATTCTTAAGTTTATCCATATATCCTTGATAGATATCAAATGCAATCTTCTTAGGCATCTGTACTTCAACGATCCAAATAGGTTTGCGATCTAGCATACCTTTTTTGCTGTTAGGACGAATATCTTCACGGCTTTTAATCTTACGTGGCTCTAATAAGTGACTTTCTTGGAATTTAACTTTGCATCCTAGATCAGTAAGCCTTTTACCTGCTATAGGATTAGGCATCTTATCGCGTGGCCACATGAACCCAGCAGTGATCCAATGGCGGTCCACTTTAGGGCCATAGGCCAGCTCGCCGTCTTCCCAGTTTTCGTATACGTAAACATCCATTTCTTCTAGCACACGCTCGAAGTCCTTTAGAACAGCTAGGCTACTGTTATTTTCGTATAGATCCTGTATATTACGTATTACGTCTAAGATATCATGGTGCATGTTAGGTTCCTCTATACTTATTTAGCTGGTTCAAAATCATACAGTATCACTTTATTATTCTGTGTATTCGTTAAATAATAGTGTAGGACCTCTGTAGTTATCGAGGCGGTCGCTACAAGTCCTACTTATTCACAAAAAGTAGGAGCAACTTAATGAGTAAACAACGAGTGAAAAAGCGTTTTACATCAGAAGTTAATATCATTGATTTCCAACCATATCTTCCCGCGAAGAAGCAACGTGTGAGCCTCTATCCACGTAATTCTAATCAAGAAACATATATCCAAAAACTGCAAGATAGTGCCAAAAGCATAGTCTTTGCTATTGGACCTGCTGGCACGGGTAAAACCATGTTAGCTGTTCAACACGGGATTAAATTGTTTCAGGAAGGTGTTGTTGACAAAATCGTGGTAACAAGACCCGCCGTTAGTGTAGATGAAGATTTAGGATTTTTACCAGGAACTATTAATGAAAAGATGGCACCCTGGACAAGACCTATATTCGACGTCTTCCTAGAGTATTATCAACAAAAAGACATTAACAAAATGCTGGAGGATGGAGTTATTGAAATAAGCCCATTGGCCTATATGCGTGGCCGTACATTTAAAAATGCATACATTGTTGCAGACGAAATGCAAAATGCTACAGTAAATCAAATGAAGATGCTACTAACCAGACTCGGGGAGGGGTCTAAAATGGTAGTAACAGGAGATTTAGCTCAAGCTGATCGTTTAAACGACAATGGACTAATCAATTTTTGCAACTTGCTCGAAGGTCACCCTGTGTTAAGACACATTGACATTGTGCAATTTGACGCGAGAGACATCGAACGCCATAATGCCGTGAAGGAGGTGTTAACGGTTTATGGAGACTAATAGGATGTAACAAAAAAGGGCTCTAGGAGCCCTTTTTTTACGATTAAAGATTCCCCAATCTTATAAGCGTGGCCGCAAGATTGATTTCCTGATCACTGACCAGTGTGTTGTCAGCAAGTCCTTGCTTTATGATAAGAATGGCCTTGTCTTGTTTGGCTTCGTCTCCAAACAGTTCTACATTATCATACAGCCAGCGATAGATATCATCCATTTCTTCCGGTAATGCTTGACTACAGATTAGTTTACGAGCTTCGGATATCTTGCCTTGTTTGAACAGATTAACCATTTCGACTTTATAATCAGAACTTGAATCTGTTGTTTGAGGGTTGATCAATTTGCCGTCAACACTATTCATTTGTAAGTTATTAATACACTTACGTAAATCTGGATAAGTGCCTTTTACATACGTATCTAATGTATCTAGATCGAATTCGATATCTTCTGAAACAAGGATTGTAGCCGCACGAGCAGTAAATTCAGTTAGGTCTGTTTTTTCAATATGTAATCGTTGGCAACGACTATGCAATGGCGGAATAATTTTATTAGGGTAATTACAGGTAAGGATGAATCTTACGCTGTGGGTGTATTCTTCCATAAGGTTGCGTAGCGCAGGCTGTACAGAATTTACGTTAAGATAATCTGCTTCATCGATTAGCACAACCTTAAAATCGCCAAACGGCATAGTTTGACAAAACATAATCAATTTGTCAACCCATTCAATTTTACGACCTTCTTTACTGCCGTTAGCAAACATTATGTCGCTATCTTGCACACCCAATTTATTGAGTAAGATCTTAGCAAGAGTTGTTTTGCCTACACCGGCATTTCCACTGAACATCAAATGTGGAATACTGCCTTCTTTAATCCACGATTCGATTTGTGTTTTTTGATGTTCGTCCTTGAATACATAACCTTCTAATGTATCAGGCCTGTATTTCTCTACCCATAGTTCTTTCATAAATTTTCCTGTTTGTACTAGTATATAGAAAAAAACAGGACTAGTCAATAGTCCTGTAGGTGTTTGGCATAATTTGTTTTAAAATTGCGGGCCAGAAAATTGGGCTGGATCCCATTCTTGATGCTGTACTTTAGAATGGCCACCTTGCACGTTCATATATTTCTCATCGGGTTTATCTTCGCTGACCATCAAAATAGCATTGATATCTGCACGACGGATAATAATTTCGGAACCGTCATCTTCTACTACAGTAACCCCACGAGTCCAACGACCGTGTTCAAGCAGTATCCACTCTCCAACTTTGACATCTTTTTGTTGAGGCCCAATAGCCCAAACTCGACCCCAGCGATGGCGAACGCCTTCACTTTTTCCATCATCACTTGGTAGTACAAACATACCAAGTTTTCTTTCACCAAATTCCATATCGGTAACTAAAACATTGTCGCGGATAGGAATAAGTTTTCCCTTTACCTTGACTCCTACCTTAGGTGTTAAATCTAAATTCATTCGTTACCCTCTGGATCGTGGCCGCTAAGATCTTTGCCGTTGCCCATACCTGCACGTTCAGCAAGGATTTCTTCACGTGTTTTAATGATTTGGCCGTTAGGACCAATTCTATCGCCTCGAGCATTAACTCTAGCGTTGCCAACTGCAAGTTCCATTTCGTTCTTTTGAACCATTTTGATCATGTCTATTTCAACACCTCTAGCAGTTTTATAAATTTGTTTTGCCATTTTAATCTCCTTGGATTATGTATATACTTATCTCAGGAATTCCTGCCAGTCTAAATTATATTTTACTGAATCTATTTGATGTACACCCAATAAGTATAATACAAAACTTGCCACACTTGATCCTCGGCCTACTCCCCAAACGATACCATTAGAATTGCAAGTATCTACAAAATGTTTGGTCCATTGTAGTAGTGGAATCATTCCTCGTTCTTTAAATGCATCTAATTCTGCATTGACGCGGCCAATTTGTTCTTGTGTAGTACATTTGTCCAAGCACCATTTTTCTACATCAAAATCTTTATACTCGGGAGGCATAAACCAATCGCTTTGTAATGCTTGATCAAAATCTGCTATATCAATAGATTGTAATTGTTCATTAAATCGTTGAAAGGTAAACCCAGCAGTTTGTTCCAACTGTTCAATATCATCATTATAATCTACTGTGATATCTTTGAGGTTGGTAAGTTTTCCTTGATAAAGGAATTTGAATATATCTACTGAATTAAAAATGGGATTACCGAATTGATCTAGGCGCATAGCCTATAGTTTAACTTACTCTGATTAATTTGTCAAGGCTTTTATCGCGATTAGCCATCAATTTTTCCAAAGCTGCCTGTTGACGTTTACGTAACTCTTCGTTTAATGAGTCTAACATAATACGCATTTGGGCTTGTACCCCAGGATTTCGAGTCATAAAATATTTTTTGGTAAGATCGTTAATCTTATTTTCTAAATCAATATCTTTAAGGCTCTCTAAATCACCGGCTAACGGATGCATTAATATTGTCCTAAGTAACGTAGGTAAACATTTCGTCCACCGTTAACAGTCCATGCTTCAATTGCTTGGATTCTATTACCAGTACCTGTTGTGATTGAAGCAGTTGCAGTTGCACCAGTACCTCCACCGCTAGTAATAGACACGTTAGGAGCAGTTGTAGTATAGCCATCACCTGGAGTTGTTACATTAATAGCACCAACACCACAGTTAATTGCGGCACGTAGGCCGGATCCAGATCCAGTAATACTTGTAAATCCACGAACACCGACGATTGGGTTTGTTAATGTTCCAATAGGCGCACCAGTCAGTGTTCTTACAGGCCCTGTAGAGCTTACATAGGTTATTAATGTATCACTATCTGTACTACCAGTACCAGTAGCATTTTGACTGATTGTCACCGTGCCCTGGGCAGGATCAAATCCTGTAATAGTTGTACTGGCAGGAATTGTTCCTGTAGCCGCAGTAACCGTTAATCCGTTTGCAATATTAGTAAAGTTAGTTACATTGCGGATTACGTTGTTGTTAGCTCGTACAGTGCCGGTAAATGATGTAGCAATCGCAGATACTACTAGTTGTACATCTGAATTTGAATTCATTACTACAATATCGCCAACAGCGTATCCGTTCCCTGGAGTACCTCCAGTAATAGTACCTGCTGATACCATACTACCGCTAGCCGCACTAGTATATGATACAGTAGTAGTTGTACAACCGGTTACTGTAAACACACCGTTATATGCACTAGGATTCATTCCGGATACAATAATAGTTTCACCATTTTCATAAGGTTTATATCGCTGTGCGGTAAATGTTAATGTAGCAGTACCTAGTGTAAGTCCAGTACCTGAGGAACCAGTAACAGTTAACGTCGTCACTACCCCAGTACTACTATTATAAATGTTGTTAGATGCACTAGCACCTACTACTGTGTATGTTGCCGATGCAGTTGGCAACGTATAGTTAGTAACAGGACTGCCACCACTAAATGAAATACTAACTAAACTTTGATATCCAGATCCTTTTGTGCCAACTGCAATGCTAGCAACACCTTCGCCACCAACACTAACTCCTGGGGTAGTAGTGCCTGGTATGAATGGGAAGTTAGTATCGTAACTTACAGTACCGCCAGTAGTAGTAAATGTTGGAGTCCATACACCAAGTGTATTACTTTGTAAAAGAATGACAGCTTTACTATACACACTTACACCGGTATAGTTTGGCCAACCTGTAGATGAACCTGTAAGTGCAAAGTTAAAAGTAGTATTGCCTGCTAGGATAAATTGTTGGACATCGCCCTGACTTAGGTCGATAGTAACACTACCAGACACACCAGTAGCACTATAGAATGTATTAGACATTAGTTGAGATAAACCATTACTCAACGTGCTACCTTGTAAATTATTAACCACGGTGTTAACCTGCGTAGCTAAATCAGCAGTCAAAATGGATACCCTTTGGAGAGCTGTTATTTCACTAGCGGCGTGTGTAAAATTATTGGCAATTGCCGCAAAATTATCTCTAAAACCCTGGCTATTATTATCTTGTCCTGCTACGGGAAAAGTAGTTGAAACTGTTGAGGGTGTAATTGCACTTGTCATACTGTTATCCTATCGTTTTTGAATATAAGGTATTTATCGCTTGTGTAACCCGTGACTGCGGAAATAGTGAACCTATCTACGGTAAAATCAATGTTATTAAAGCTAAATTCGCTGTTTTTTATCTTACTTAAAATTATTGCTGAAGTTCCTGGCTTGCAAAAACATACAGGCACACATAACACATATCCTAGTTGTGTTTTTGATCCAGAGGGTATACTACGCATCCACAGCGGCAAATAATTACGTTCAGTTTCGGCCGGAATAGACTTACCAGTACTATCAAAATGATCCGTAGTTTGGCTTAATCGTGTTTGCCAGTTAGTAATACTGTTTGGGTAATAATTTGTTATTTTAGGTGTACCTGCTTCGTATGCGTTACTATCAGTAGTAATTTTAAACAAGTTATTATCTATAGTTTCGTCTACTGTAATAGAAACAGGTTCTGGATATTTAGTATGCTCAACTAAGGTTAAATGCTTACCATTGTTTTCTAATGGATCTATCATAGGAACATAAATGACTTCGTAAACACTTTCGTTAGTAACCGGATCCACGGCAACCGCAGACATGTATGCCCCAAATTTAAATCGTTTCTTTTTAAATCCAACACCCATGGCCGCTACATAGGCCGCTGCCGCCTCAGTTTGTATACCGGCATAGATCAACATATTAAGATTGGATTGTACTCCAAACGACGGATCTGTGGGTCTGTAAATATTTTCAGGTAAGAAAATAGTAGTATCGTTTATAAAATCGTGCCATATACTTCGCTGAGCCATACTAAGGAAAGGTTTTGCATACACGTTACTGAATGGTAATGTGTTTGGCGTTGTAACAGTTAATGTAAATGTTTTTGGTAGGGCACTATATTGGTACTGATCGTTAGCTGTGACTGTAAATTTAAATTGCCTATCAATACTAGTGGTACCTCCATCGAATGTTTGATTAGAAAACCGATGGCCAGATGAATTGATATCGTAAAATGTAGTTACACCAAGTTCGCCAGTACTAGCATTATAAAACTGATTAGGCATTCCAATTAGTTCGCCATCGCTGCCAAGGCTAAGTCCAGGCGGTAACGATCCACCGGTTAATGTATATAATACGACACTACCGGGAATATTATTAGTAGCAGTAACTCTTAGTGTACTTTGATAGTTTGCAGGAATCGATCCCAAATTGTCTGGGCTTACCCAAGTCATCTCACTTGTAATACTACCTAATATAGTTATATTAAAAGTTTTAAAGCTGGTTACCTGGTCATTAATATTTGTACTAAATCTTACGGCTGTTATGGTAAATGTATATGTAGTAGTAACACTTGGCAAATAAGGAACACGCCCGTAAACTTCACCAGTATTAACATCAAAACTTGTTCCATCAGGTAATTCACTTAATGAACCAATATAAAAACTAGTTAGATCTGGAACTTCAATTTCCAAAGGACTTGTAAGAGTTAATCTATAATAACCAGCAAGAGTGACATTTACAGTGGTACTGGTCGTTATTCTTACATTGTTGCTTAGTTCGATACTATTTAAAGATCTATAAACTGCTGTAATTGTTGTATTCTTAGGAATACCAACACCTGTTACTGTAGATCCTACACTTAAATTATTAAATTTAGTAACATTTGTAATCATGTTACTACCACTAGTAAGTGTTCCATCTACCGGGATAAGAATATAATCAACTGCGGAAATTTGATAAACTTTTCCTGTAGCACCGTCTAAGAAATTATCAAATGTAAGATACTGGCCAAATTTTGGAATCCCGTCGACATTGGTAATAGATAACTTTGTATTGCCAAGACCGTTATCTCCTAGTGCTATTCTACGGGTTACTGCTGATACTTCGCAATTTGTAGTTTCTAATCTAAATATAACTCCTGAATTATCATATAGGGATACAGGAACCGTGATATAGTTATTAGATCTAAATGTACCTAAATTAGTTTTACTTAACCATGCAGGACTTCTTAGGAAGGTTGAATCTGCGGTAAAGCCGCCAGCAAAGCCATCTCTAGTTGTAGTATCTGCACGGAATTCGTCGTTACCAATTACAAAAATTCTAAAAACTCTTTGTGCAAAAGTAATACCGTCTGTTACAGTTACACGGAATTGATAGTTGGCATTTAGACTTTTTGGTAGAACACTAGGTTGGTTATAATCAAAAAATACTTTATCGTAATTGTAACTATCAAATCCGTCGGTAGGTATTTGTGCAAAATCGTATCCAGATATATCATAATACGCTTGGTCAAACTCACCGGTACCCATAATAGGAGTTAGTATTAGTTGTGGAATAATATAGCCGCTGATGTTACCATCATCTGACAATGTTAATCCCGGAGGCAATGATCCATCGCCGCTAGCTATAAAGAATTTTAAACTTTTTCCTAATGTTATGTTTAGATCAAATGCTTCTAGTTGATAGTCAACATAACTACTATCCAACGCATACAACTGATGTGCAGGCCCTATTGCTAGCTTGCCTGCTGGTGTAACAAACTCAGGAGGATTAGCACCGTCTACTTGTATAGTAAATGTTCTATCTGAAAAATCAATACCGTTGCTGGCTCTAATACAGAAATTATATGTTGGAGTGCCTTGTGTGATATACGGACTTCCGATGATTGTACTACCTTGCAATATCAATCCAGGCGGTAATGATCCACTAATCACCGTAAATGTTATTCCAGCAGTATCGGACAATGGAGGAGGACTAGTGCTAGGTGATCGAGCAACTATGCTTGGAACAGCGCCTGAAATAAGGTCTGCACGTTCTACTGCTACAAATGCATCAGTCTGCATGTGTACTGTATTAGTATTACGTAAAATTATATCAGATAAAGTAGTGTTATTAATCCAGGTTAAATCTGTTGGATTCCATGGTTGATTTTGATACCAAGATTGATCGCCATCTCGTAATCGACTCATTTGATCTGCTATGATAGCACGGAATGTTGGACCCACCATTGCTCCTGGATAGCGATCCTCTGCAAGACCGCCAACCCATAAATCTATGTTATTAATATTAACATAAGCTGAATGTAATGCATTGGCTATAGTTGCATCGCTAGTAATTTGACTAAAGCTAGTATATGCTGAAAACCCTAATGCTACACGCATTTGATTTAAACTTGGAAGGCCTAAATCACGCCCACGTTGTATGTTTGTTGCGGCAAGAT